GGAGAAGAAGAAGCAATCTTAAGTTTCCGTCTTTCTCTAATTTCTACAATCTGTTCTACCTGTACTGTACCCGTACCTGTAACAGCAGGCAATCCAGTGCTAGTGCTGTAAGTATTTGAACCACCAATGGGCATAACTCTGTAGTTATCAGGATATGAGCCTGTTCCGCTGTTAGCAGATTGGGCTACAATTCTAAGTCCGGGTCCAAGATAGTCTTTGGTGTTTCTTAATTCACAAAGATTAACCGCCATAAACGTATGGTTAGAGTCTCCAGCAGGATTAGATCTTCGTTTTAAATCATTGCCATTTGCATTGCCATAGGACAAAGGAACAAACTCATCACCTTCGGTTGTGATAGTTACCGTTACAGTTTGAGTACCAATACCTGAACCTACAGTAACAACAGGATGTTTTCTAAATCCTTTGGTATTACAAGTAACATCAAAATATGAGTTAGCTCCATCATCTGTAACAGAACCCAAAGTATAATCTGCAGCTGGGCCAGAGATAGCAGCAATAGCATTTCTAAGAGCAGTAGCTGTAGTGTTTGCATTGTGTCCATTGTCTACATTTACAGCACTAATACTTTGATAAGTATTTGTAGAGTCTACAATTGTAAGAGCAATAGTATCATTAGAACCTTCTGAAACCACAGCAGCCGCACCATTTACTTGGATTCTAGCAACCTGAGCCACACCTGTAGTTGCTAAATTTCCAAGAGAGATTTCTTGCCACTTATAATACCATTTGTTAGGGACAGCATCTGGACTTACTGTACCAATAGCAGTCTCGCTGGTTGAGCTGCCATCATCATTAATAGCTACCCACCCAGTAATCTTAGCCAAGAATGCTTGCTCGTCAATCCACAAAGGAGTTTGTCTGGTAAGCTCTAAGTCACTAGAAAATCTATCACCTGTTGCACCATCACCGTGATGAACGTGAATTGCACTAGGGGCAATCGAAGCTCCTGCTGAAGCTCTTGTGCTGGGGACTTCTACGGTCAGTTCTCCTGCCGCTCCAGTGGTAAAGGCTTCATGTTCTGCCTTTGTACCGCGTCTTTTCTGTACTCTACTAGCCATATTAACTCCTTAGTTTTGTGTGGACCTATAGGTTTGTTTAAAGATACCCTTAAACTCAATATGTGTAATGTTACACGGGGTAAAGCTATTACTCTTAATAAATACCCGTGTAGATTCTGAGTCGCCAAACACTTTGGCTAAGAACTCACCTTCATTTGTAACAGGAATAATCTGATCTAACTTAGTTTGACCATACAATCCCTCTTTGTAGAACGGATCTCGCTTAGTAGTTACACTGCGAGCCGTTTCTTCTCCTCGTTTTTGAACAACAATGTCATACTCACCAGAGTTATCGTATCTAGTTGAGATGCTTCTTAAGTTAAGAACACCATCAATAACATTCTGTTCCCTATCTCGTACAAGTTGAGGAGACAATTCAATATTCATATCAAACTTTTTACCAAAGTACATACTACTAGATACGCCATCTTCTGGCGGATTGTATAAGAATCCTTGGTCTTCTTCTCCAAAAACAGTTTCTTGTAAGAATCTTTGATTATCTTCTGTTGTAATATTAGCATCAATAATTAAACCTTGATTTTCTGTAGCAGCAAAATCACTGTAATCACCTTCTAAAACAATTCTAGTTCTTTTACCATTCTCTGTATTATTTACAGCCTCAATAGCTTGACCAGCAGTAGGCCAAGTATTGACAGGAACCACAGTATCAATCTCTTCGTCTGCAAACGGAAGAATAATAGTAGTCTTATTTGTGGCAGAATCGTAAGATGTATTAGATTCGTCAACAGCACCTGTAACAGGATTGTCAGTACGAATTTGCATTTGAATTAAATTATCCAAACGCGGTACAGAACTGTTCTCTGCTTCTAAGAATGTACGAGATACAAAATAGTGGTTAGGTTTACTACCTGTAGTTTTTTTAAATGGTTGCGTATTTACAATATACAGATAGTTATCAAAGGATTCTAATGCCCACGCCTTAAAAGACTCACTAAAGATATATCTATGAAGTGAATTTTGCAACACTTTGTCACCAGAGAATCTATTAGTATAGAAATAAATATTGTTACGATCATTCTTATCAATCATAGCGATCATATCTTGTGTTGGAGCCGTGGTAATATCTCCAAAGCTAGCAGGTAGATAGCCTTCAGCATGGGCTGAAGTCTCTACAGCCTGCGTAATAGATGATTGATTAGCAGTAGAGTAGTATAAATAAATTTTCTCAGGAGCAAAGAAATAGATCTGAGATCCCAACAACTGTGGTCTAGAGAATGGATCAGTAGAATAGAACGTAGTGGGGGAAAGCTCCGCAGTAAACGGAGTTACTTGGTTCTCAGAACCCTGAAGTTCAAACTGAATATCATTATCTGTATTAATAAACAGAAAATCATAGAATCCAATCATGTTGTTGATAGAAGAAATCTTATCAACCGAAGATCTAATATCAATAACATCTGTATCTACAATAGTATTTGGATCTGTTAAGAATACATTAAAGAAATTACCAAACTCAGAGCAAAATACTGTGTCATCAATAGCAAACCACAACCTATTTCTCCATACCGTCAGAGCATTAATAGGCTTTCGCTGTCTCTCTAATGACGTATTACCAATAAGAGGACTTGGACCGGGATTAGTTTGTTTGCTGCCAGAAATCCTAGGCAACCAGCTGGGTGTGACTAGTTTCCATTTGTTTGTAGTACCATCAAAGTCAAGGACAATGGGCCAAGTACGCTCATCAAGCACAGAAAACTCATCTTCTGCTCGGACTGGCTCATAATAAGGCGAGCCTTCTCCCGGTTCGTTTACAGTTCTGTAAAATCCGGGTACAAAATCAAAGAATCTTTCGCGACATTCATAAACCTTTCCCTTACCTTTTTGCCCAACTGTAGCGTTTGTAACCTTTTGTACTCCAGTTACAATCTTACTACCTTCAGCTAAAGAGAACAATGTATGATGAGCACTATTTACTTTAGTAGTATCGCCTTCTTCAGGTGGAACAGGGATATTTTGAAAAGATACAATAGATTGACCAAGATCTGTTTGAGTTGCAACATTAAAATTCTTATCCTCAACAACCAACTTGTAGTCTCTAAGGCAATTTCGTAAGCCCATCTTGGTAGCAAAGTCTCCAGTCTTAGTATACGTTACATTAAGATTAGAAGTTGCACTTGTATCGTTAAGTTTATCTTGTACAAGCACAGCAGTTCTACCTGTAGTGCTGCCACCATTGTAAGTCATGATCAACACACCATTACTATTGTCACTTGCACCGTCTTCAATTACTGTAAAACCATCTTGAAAATGCGTAAATCCAACTTCTTTAAAATTATCTGCATAACATAAAACATATTCACCATTAGTAGAGTTAAAAATAATTCCTGCTAAATCTTCTAAGGTTGCAGCATCAAAGTCTGAAGCAATACTTTGTAAATCATTATTAGAAATAGAATGTAGGATTCTATCCTCTTGAATGCCATCATTGTTGGCTATTTGTTCTTCATAAAGAATAAAACCGTTAATACCTTCGGCTTGATTATCTGCAGGATCTGCCGTAGCCGAGATTGTAATTAATTGAGCACCCTCTGAATCAGTAAGAGATTTTAAAGTTGTATCTTTATCAATTCTTTTAATAGACTTAGAGTTAGAGTTAGTCAAGCCAAGGGTGTCAATAAAGTTTTGATTACCTACAATACCAGCAAAGTTTTCATGCGTAGCTGTAAGCGTAAGATTCTCTGTTGAATCATCAACAATAGAAATGCGATTGTTAGAAGAATCAATCTTAAGTGTAGCATCAGCACCAGCACCTTCAATTAAATTCTTTAAGGTTTCTAAAGTGACTGGAGTATCTGACAATTCTACGTCTGCATCAAGTACAGTACCAGCATTTGTAATTTCTTTATCTGAATTAGTTACTACACCAGTTGCTTTAAAAGATTTTAAGGGTCGGAGTTTTTGTGTAACTTGTAAATCTGAAAGATTAATTTCATATGTATCAGCTGCATTAATATTGGAGGGCTGTAAAGATCCGGGCTCTTTAGCAGTATCATATTCATTAAGTTCTACACTGTAGAATACAGATCCACGGGTAATAAAAAACTTATCGCCGTAGTATTTATCACCAGTTACAGCAGCAGATACATCTTTAACATTACCGGCAGGATCAGAACCAACTGTATTATCTAATAAGTGTACAGTCTTTTCCGTGCCGAAAAGTTTATCAATAGGATTGTTATTTAAAGCATCTAATTGAGTAGTTAAACTAATAGGTACTAGATTCTTACCTACTGTATCAGGCAACGATGAAGATCTATATTTAACCGCTTGACCCTGAAGATCTCGCACTCTTTTTTCTACTTTAAATTTGTATTCAATAGTATTATTACCAGTAACAACAGGAGCCGTACCACTAATAAGCTCAAGATCATCTACGGGAATGTTAACAGTTTTGTTAGGTTCTAAAAACTTTGTATTACGATACCGAGCAACCTCAACTCCTGCCGTAGTAAACAAAATAAATACATATTGACTAGGTTGTATTCCAAATTGATTACCAAACTCGGACACACCAGCTAAAGTTTTAGTAGATTTAACGCCAGTTGAGTCATAATATTCTAACCCAGCAAAACCTTCACCTGCAGCAGCATAAGCATACATTCTTTTAGTTGTGTTAGTTAAGTCAACTACAGTATTTTTATATGTACCGTCAATATTACGACGCATATTTTCTCTATAGCCTGCTTCTACAGATTTATTTAAAAGAATAAGAGCACTACCAAACAAAGCAAACTCAAGAACTTCTTCTGCCAGCTTACTTGTTTGGCTATTAACAATATAATTATAATGATCTAAAGTAATAGAGTCAAAATCAAAGTCTTGAAGCTCCATTCTTTTTAATGTTTTGTTTAACTTCCAAACAGTTAAGAATTTTCTCTTATCATCAGCAGTTAAATTCAAAGAGTTTGTCAATCTTAGGCTATAATTAATGCCAATAAGGTATCTATTTTCCTGATCAAGGGAGATCCATTTAAAAAAGATACGATCTTCTTCTTCAGGTACATACCTTGTAGTATCATCTGACAGGTAGTTAAACAACAAGGATCCGGGAGCCGGAGTATCTGTTGTTTCTGTAGCTTGATCTACATAAACTTGATCTGATCCTGCAATGTGTTCAAGCCCCGGTCTTTTTTCTGCTGACCGTTCTGTAGTAATAAGAACATTGTCTAGGTCTTGAGCTTCTGTTGGCAGTCGTTTGTTAGCTGCTTGTCTTCCAACACCACCAGCCAAACTTAATACAGGCATTCGTTGGTGTGTACTCATCGTCGATGTCTCCAGAATCTAAATCTTGAAGGATCATTAGTTACTGCACTGTTTCTGTTAACTGCATTTAACACAGCAGAGTCACCTGACGCAAAGATATTACGTCGCTTATCATTCATATCTGATGCTCTACCCTTGGCTCCCATCATTGCTGACTTCTCAGCTAACAATCTATCAATATCTCTGTCACCTTGAACAAACATTTGATACTGTCTAGATGCAGTAGAAGAAATACCTTTCTGTACAGCCGTATCTAAATCTTTAAACTCAATAAACTCTACCAAAGTAACACGCAGTTCTCTACTGGTATCCCATTCATCTGTATTATCAGTGACATTATACAAAATATTGTAATCTTTGCCGTTTGCCTCTACACCAAAACGACGAGGAGCAGCAGTTGTTCTAATAGAAAGATCAGAAGATATAATACTTGTCATTAATTCCGCAGAAACTAAAGATCCAGTCTTTAAATCCTCAGTAAAATCACTTAATAAAACTCTACCTTTACTAGCATCTGAGATAGGCTTAGCATTATTACCAACAGGTCCAGTTCTTGTAGGAGTAACTTTAATTTCTCTTCTGTTAGAAGCAAGACCTCTAAGTTGAGTTTCTAAAGAAGTCTGGTCTAAAATAAACTGTGCCAAGTTAACATCAGTATTTTGACTGTCGGTGAGACTGGTAACAATCTGTTCACCAGAATGAAAAAGCATTTCATTAATAGCATCAAGTTTACTCATTAAGCCCATAAGACCCTCCTTGTTAAAAACCCATAGCCCCCGGTAGGGGGCCATGAGCGTAAGTATTTAATTATTATCCGCCGTGTCCATCAGAACCAGCAGTACCACCAAAGATGGAGATATCACCAGCACTAACATATTCAAGACCATAGCTACCAGCACTTGCTTGAGCGATGGCAGCACCATCAGCACTACCATCCGTAGCAGCAATGTGAGTAGCACCAAGGCTAGAGCCGTACATAGCACGGATTCTAGCATCAGTTACAGTCTGAGCAGCAGTTGGGTTGACAGTACCGTCCGTAGTAGACTCTGCATCACCCGTCTTAAATGCATTCAGATCGCCGTTTGAATCAAATCCAAACTCACCAAAGGTATGCAGAATAGAGTAATTCTTACCTGCATTCGTTGTTTGAGTACCGCGTTGCACAGAACCTTGGAACTGCACATCGTTAGCACCATTATCACCACCGTTAGCTTTACCGGGAGTACCAATACAAACGCAAGCATGCTCAGGCTTGAGCACACCAGTACCGCCCATCATGGAAGCAACGGTAAACACGGTGTTGCGACGAACGTCATCAACTTGGTCAACCTTCAAGCCTTGCAAGCGAAGCGAAGCAACGCAGCCTTGTTGCCAGATAAGAGCCTTAACTGGAGCAACGTGGCAAGCAAGGTTGTAGCGTGAGCCACCAATTTGACCAGCAGTGCTAACGTAGTTCTTGTTAGGCATGTGGTTTGTCTTGATAATAGTCACGCCTTGGTATTCAAGACGATCAGCAAGAGCAAACATACCTTGACCAAGACCAGCACCTAAGCCACCAGCGTCAGCCACACCGCCAAAGAACGGTCGACCAGCACCACCAGCAAGGTCAGAGCTGTCACGAGCCACACCAAGAGCACGAATGTCTTGGAAAGTACGAGGCTCAACAGCACAGTACACACCCTCAGTTGGGGCATCCACTTCTTGCAGACGGATTTGGAACTCTTCAAGCTTCTCAAGAAGCTTCAGAGCAGCATCGGTACGAGCAGCAGCCGTTGAGGAAGAGTTGCCAAGGTCATCAAACTTACTGTTAGAGAAAACCTTACCACCTAAACCACCAACAGCAGAGTAACCGAACATATCGGTAGCTCTTGGGTCATTTGCCAAACCTTCTTCAGCGGCAGCACGAGCAATGTACACACCGATCTGACGGTCACGAGCATCAGCCAAGGTACGACCGGCTTGCTTAGCAAGCTCCGCACGGTACTCCCATTGAGTCAACATCATATCAATGTTGTCGAGCTCAAAGTGAGCAGCCATTGGACGCTTGTCTAAGGCAATACGGAACGTTTCAGCCTTAGCATCTGCACCACCGTGGAGTTCAATACCAGCGTTCCACGCAGGAGTCAAGTCCACATATCCGGTGACTGGGAATTCCATAGTCGTGCCGGAAGAAATAGTCTTGCTATCAACAAGACCTTCAAAAATATTATACTGGTCGTAAGCATGAATCACTTCGCCAGCCCAAATAGGAAGAACAAGCCGACCATCACCTGAGGTGGGGTTGTTCATTGAAATACCGGAACCTACTTCTTGTCTATAACCAAGATCAGTAGCGGCTAAATTATCTAATGGCATTGTAAAATACCTCCATAAAATTGTGTTTTACACATAATAAAAAAAAGGACACAAAGTTACAGACGCATGATTGTTCCTTTCGGAGTCAAACCTCTCCATATCAATCAAATACTTTTTCAACTCGCAAGAATACTTTTCTTATCAATCAATGGTTTTGTATTCAGTAAATTTGTCCAATACTTACCGAATCAAGATGCCAGTTTGCATGGTTTTAATAAGCCTAGCTTCAATTTCTGCACGATACTCGGGCTCAGTACGATACCGAGGATCACTCATTGCATGATTCATTTGCTCTCTAGTCTCAAATGCTTTGATTGGCATCGCAGCATCTGAAGTTTGAGCAGCATTTTCTCTATTTGCAACCTGTGCAGGTTCTTGTTGCTTAGGTTTATTTGCCATTTCTTGGGTATATCTGGCTTGTAACCCCATAAGGGCAGTCTTATAAGCAGGAGTAGCAAGAACAGAGTTAAGTTCCTCTCGTTCCGCTGGCTCCAAACCTTTAGCTGCCCAATCTAAAATAGTGTTTAAGTTGTCTTGACCGCCAACAACAGTGGCAGCATTGTCATATGCTTCCTTCCGAAGAGCTTTCTGACCAGCAATAAAAGTATCAACAACGTTATCATCAACGTTCATTGCACTCTTAATTTGGTTTCGAGTTTCGGGAGTAAAGTCCCCAGTCGTAGCAAGCTCAGACTGCCAATGAGTCCAAGATTCTTGCATACTTGGTGGCGGGGGCTCCACCTTTTCCGTAATCCTTAACTCACGGTTAGGATCAGGTTCAGATTGTTGAACGGGTTGCTCTGATTGTTGGGGTTGTCGTTCACCGATTTCCCCAGTCTTTGCGTATTGTTCTTTAAGTTGTGCAATTTCTTGCCTAGCTTGGGTATATTGACCCTGAGCTTCTTTTAAAGAATCAAACCAAGCACCTGTATCATTAAAGTTTTCGGGTACTTTTGCACCTTGGTCTTTAACATAGGTTTCAAACGCCGCCCTCTCACGAGCAAGGTTTGCCTGTTCTGGAGTGACAGGTTCAGAGGATTGTTCCACTTGGGGTGGAGTCCCGGTTTGATTTTCTTCAGACATATATTATTCCTTATTTAACACGTTTGATACGCTTCAACATATCTTTAAAGCTACTAAACTCTTTAGTATCCGCATCGAAGCGATTGTTTAATTTTTGATTAAGTTGTTGATATTTTAAAACATCTTGGAAGTCGCAGCCATTCAAACCTTTGACTGACTCGACTCCGATTTCTACTTCTTCGCCATCAATATTGTCACCATCACAGTGCAAATCATAATTAATTTTAACTTCACAGCCTTCTTCAATACCTAAGACAGTAAATCTAAAAGTACCAGCTGCAGTTAAGTTACCTAAAGCAGCACCATTACCAGTACTATTGGTAATAGTAAGAGCAGTATTATCTACACCATCATTAGCTAAAATAGCTTTGATAGTTAAATCTCCTGCATTACCATCTGGGTGTGCAGTATCAGCAGCAATAAAATCTTGATCATAAGTAATAGCATTAATATCAATAGTAACTGCAGCATTTGCCCAGTTACCTACACCATTAGCTACTGAAGCACTAGTACCAGATTCAAAAGTATTAGTTGTTACAGTCGTAACACTCTCTGGGTCAAAATCAATATCCGATGGACCCGTATAAACTAAAGTTGCCATAATTAATCTCCTTTGGCATCAGCCTTCTTAAATTCGACAAGCCATAGATATCCTACACAAAGTATAGCTAAACCTACAAGACCACCCCCTAAGTAACTACAATCAGTAGATAGTGGTTCAACCATACCGGATACTGGCTCCGTAATTGTTTCCTTTTCTTTAAATAACGAGGCTGGCTTTAAACTAGCACAGCCTACCATCAGAAGGCAAAGCCACACGCACGCCCTCTGTCTCACCCTGCTGTCCACGGAAGTTTAGAATTCAACCAACTAAACATGGGCTTGCCAATCCAAGCACCAGCAGCGAATACAACCACATGGGAAAGAACAAATCCCCATGATCCAATAATAAAATCTACCATAATAATCTCCTATTAGGTACAAGCAACGAAGACTTCAAGATCAACGGTAGCACTGTTAGCCTGAGCATTGACAGTATCAAACTGAGCAAAGCCGCCATTGGCAATACCATCATCATCAATTTCAATATCATCATTGTAGAAACAGAAAGTTTGTCCAGCTTCTAACTTCAGATAAACAGCTTCAGCACTTGCCCGAAGAATACCAATTGTCACATAATTAGTATCATCTTTATTTGTAAGTCTAATATATTTTACGTTGCTATTAATAAATGTACCGGCACCCACGGTGGCGGCAGTCGAAATTAGAGTGCGTGCAGCACTCGTATCCACCGAAACAATACGGTG